AAGGCGATTGCCGTGCCGTGCCGTGCCGTGCCGTGCCGTGCCGTGCCGTGCCGTGCCAGCCGTGCCAGCCGTGCCAGCCGTGCCAATACATATCCCAATGATCCTATTGGCACGCGTCCTAATTGACCCTGCCCTATCGGCACGCGCTAATGTGGCGCAATATATGCGCACCAGGCAGCGCCCTAGCCGCTAAGTAATTGAAATTAAACGATATGCAAATCGAGCCAATGGGCCCCCTAGCGCCAATCTAGGTATTCTTTCGTATTGCCGAATCGCCCTGGCCCCCATATCATCGGGTACGCGGTACCCCCCGATGGGCCGCGCGAAAAATATTTCCGGGAGCGTCCAATGCCCCCCACCCCCAAAACGACCCTTGTATATTGACATGATTGTTAGGGTATGACATTGGGACGTTCATGAAACGCAAATCCCCAACGTCACGGGCCGACCTGACCGCTATGATCGCTAATCATCGCAGCGACGAGTGTTTGCTGTGGCCTGGCGCAACGGACCGTCACGGTAATGCCAAATGTGGTGGTGTCCTCGCCCGGCGATATGCTTACGACGGTGATATTCCCGAGGCTCACTACGTTCGAAACACATGCGGGGACGGGCTTTGCGTAAATCCAAAGCACCTGACGTTGCAGAAGACCAATACGGTCAAGCCGGCAACATTTACTCGAGAGCAGCAGCGCCGGGATCGAAAGCCTCGGGTTGAAAGCGACATTGCGTATGTTCCGCTGACCAAAGGATATGAGGCGATCATCGACGCTGCCGATGCAGATTTGGTCGGGCAATACGTTTGGTACTATGAAAAAAAATACGGTATAGACTACGCCCTTCGATCTCGACGACAGCACGAAACGGGACCAAACAATCAGTCGCTCCATCAATTTTTATGTGAGGTTCCCGAAGGTTACGAGATAGATCACAAAAACGGAAACGGATTGGATAACCGTCGCTGTAATTTGCGAGTCGTAACTCACAAGCAAAACATGTGGAACCGAACCTACACTCCGACAATGGGTGTTCGTCAGGTAAAGACAGGTTTCGTTGCTCAGATTTTTCACGACGGGAAAAGCGTCTATCTGGGTACTTTCAAAACCCAATCCGCTGCTGTACGAGCGTACAACAAGGCAGCGGACAAACTCCGTGGGGAATTTTCTCACACTCGCAGGTTGACGCGATCCGATCGGATGGTATCTTAGCGCAAACGAACGGCCAAGGAGCGTCCTATGTTCAATCAGCATCAGATGAAAATGGCCCGTAAACGGACCGAACGGGCAATTTACTACAGTGAGCATTCGTGGAGTGCCGAGCAGTCCGAAGCGTTCCGTAAATTGGTGCAGAGCAACCGTCGGACCGGGCAGCCCCACACTCACGCGGCGGAGCGCAAGCGGCGCCTGGGGCTGTAATTGACGCAGCGATCCGGCGATGATACCAGCCAGATAAAGGAGATCGACATGGACGAGACTGAACAGCCGCAGCAGGACACCACCCCGGCCCCCGCCGCCGACACCGCGCCGCAGCAGGACACCGCGCCGCAGCAGGACACCGCTCCCGCCGCCGACACCGACACCGACACCGCTCCCGCCGCCGACACCGACACCACCCCGGTGCTCGACGCGGTCGGCATCCCCGAGGAAGCGATCGCCCGGGCATTTGACGAGATCCGGGCACTCCTGAAGGGCCTGGAAAATCCGACCTGGATGCTCGAAGCGGCCAAGCAGCAGCTCGAGCTGTCGGCGACGAACGTGTTTCGTCACATCCAGCAGGCTGTGTGATGTGGCTGACCGAGACTGAGGCCCGTGCCAAGATTTGCTGCGGGCCGGCGCATAAGTCGCCGCACGTCAACAACATGTGCCAGGCCAGCAACTGCATGGCTTGGCGCTGGTCGGATCTTGAGACCCACCCGGACGAGCCCCCTGTGGGTTTTTGCGGGCTGGGCGGTGAGCCGCTTGAGCCTGAAGCATGACCCAGCAGACTGCTCAATTCCAGTCGACCAACGTGGACAGTGCAACGTGGGACGACCAAACCGGGCAATTGGAAGTGACCTTTGTCCGGGATGGGAGCACCTATACGTACTACAACGTGCCCGAGGCGCTGTGGCAGCAATTTGTGCAGGCACCCAGCCCGGGCAGGTTCGTGCTGTCTCAGTTGAAGGGAAAGTACGGCTGATGCCTCGGATTTACCGGACAAAGGGCGACAAGGCTCTGGTGGTCAAATTGTCGATCCCGCTCACGCCGACCGACATGGGGCGTCTGGAGCAGCGCGCGGCGGACGAGCGCGTGGGCAAGACCGAATACGCCCGTCGGGTAATTTTGGCGACGTTGACGTGATGACCGACGAAGAATGGCTGGCGCATGATGCGGCCGATCGTCGATGGGCGATCGAGCAGGCGCTGCAACACGGGGCGCCCGACACCCAGGTCGGCGCCCGGTATTTGCTGGCCGTGCTGGACGCAACGTGGCAGCCCGAGCCGGTGGTCTACGATGACGAGCCGTCCGAGAAGAAAAGCTGGAAAGCCGCCCGAGGATTGTAAGCCGTGTCGAAACGTAAATGGTTGCCCCTGTTTGAGGAGTTCGTGGGCGACCTGCGGATCTCGTCGAAGGAAGAGACGAGCCGCGACGGTCGTGGCACCGCGCTCGTGCTGTGGGAAAGCCAGCACCGGTTCCTGCGGGAAGTGGCATCGGGGCTCGACCAGGGCCAGAAGATATTCAAGGTGCTCAAGAGCCGGCAACTCGGGGTCACGACGGTCTCGCTGGCGGTAGACCTGTTCTGGGTGGCCATGCACCCGGGGCTCACGATGGCGATCGTGACCGACACGGAAGGCAACCGGGAGAAGAACCGGACGCTGCTCGCCCAGTACGTGAAGAGCTTCCCCGAGGGCTATTTCGGGGACTTCAACATCATTCAGAACAACCGCCAGATGATGCGGTTCAGCAATGGCAGCCGGTTCGACTTCAAGGTCGCCGGCACGAAAGACAAGGGTACGGCCTGGGCGGAAGGTGAAGGGTACGCCGCCGCGCACATCACCGAGTTGGCAAACTTCGGGTCCGCCGACGGCCTGCGATCGTTTGAGGAAGCGTTCGCGCAGAACAACCCGGACAGCATCTACATATATGAGAGCCCGCTTGCGCTCGACACACCGATCCCGACGCCGACCGGGTGGACGACTATGGGTGACATTCAGACCGGTGACTGGGTGTTTGGCGAAGACGGCAAGGCGGTAAAGGTTGCCGGGACGAGCCCCGTATTCTTGGATCGAAAGTGCTATCGGATCGAGTTCAGCAACGGCGACAGCATCGTGGCCGATTCCGGGCACAAGTGGCTTGTTGAAGAGGCTCGGCACCCGACCAATCCGCAATGGAAAGAAAAGGTCGTTACGACGGCGGAACTCAATCCGGTCAAGCACATCATCCGGTTGGGCGAGCCGCTTGACTTGCCTGACGTGGACTTGCCGATCGACCCGTATCTGGTCGGAGCCTGGTTGGGCGATGGTGCCACGGCCGAGCCACGGATCACCGCAAGCAAAGACGACCTGCCAGAGATGGTACGGCTGCTGGAACAGCGTGGGCATCAGATCGGCACAATCACACGCTCGAAAGACCGAGCACCAATGTTTCACGTCACGGGCATCCGCGACAAGTTTATTGCGCTGGGTCTGCGAGGCAACAAGCACGTCCCAAAACAATATCTCAGGGCGTCGGAGCGTCAGCGTCGGGAACTTCTTGCCGGTCTGATGGACACGGATGGCTCGATCCACAAGACCAACTGGCAATGCTGTTTCGCTTCGATCAACATGCGATTGATCGACGATGTGAGCGAACTGCTCTCTTCGCTCGGCATCAAACATGTCGTCAGCGTAAACTCTGAAGATGGCAAGCAGAGGTTGTTCCCGGGGGGCAATACATCGACCTGCAAAAAGTCGTGGCGCATTTTGTTTTCGGAACACCCGGATCGACAGGTTTTCAATCTTCCGCGCAAGCGTGACATTCACCAATCGCGCACCACGAAATTTGGGTGGCGCAAGGCAAAGTGTGTTCGCATTCGGTCAATCACGGAAGTTCCCAGCGTTCCGGTCAAATGTATTGCCGTGGACAGCCCGACGCATTTGTTCCTTGCCGGGCGCACAATGATCCCGACGCACAACACCGCCAAGGGCCATAACATCTGGTACGACACCTGGATGGCCGGGTTCAAGGATCCGCACAAGCAGCGGTCGTTCTTTGTCGGGTGGTGGGCCAATCCGAACAACGCATTCAAGAAGAGCGACCCACGGTTCGCTGAGTTCGGGCTCGAGAAGCCGACGCGCGAGGAGCAGGATCTCATCGACACGGTGAAGTCGCAGCACGACTACGCTGTGTCGGCCGAGCAGCTCGCATGGTACCGATACAGGCAGTCGAGTGCGGACACGACCGCCGACGGCACGCTCGAGCAGAACCAGCCGTGGACGGCCGGCCAGGCATTCATCATGACCGGGCAATCCTTCTTCAACGTGCGGACGCTGACGAAGGACACGCAGTCGATCATCGAGGCCCAGCAGCAGGAAGGCGGCGGGGGCTACGGCTGGGTCGGGTACAATTACGACTTCGGCCTGTCGTTCTTCGACATGGAGATGGTCGAGGCGACGGACGATGACGACCCGAACGACATCGAGCTGCGGGTCTGGGAACCCCCGAAGAAGGACGCCCGGTACGTCATCGGCTGCGACCCGGCGTACGGCCGCAACGAGCACAAGGACCGCTCGGCGATCAGCGTGTGGCGCTGCTATGCCGACAAACTGGTGCAGGTGGCCGAGTATGCCAGCTACCTGACCGAGGTGGACAAGGTGGCCTGGGTGCTGGCGCACATCGCCGGCTGCTACACGGACTGCATGGTGAACCTGGACATCGGCGGACCCGGGCGCATGATCATGCACGAGTGGAAGCACCTCGAGCAGATGATCGGGTCCGAGGCATACGCCGACCGGGCGAAGAAGGGCGGCTGGGAAGATGCCCTGAGCAACGCCCGCTGGTACCTCTACAACAAGCCCGACAGCATGGGCGCCGGGTACGTGTACAACTTCGAGGCGTCGTTCCGCACCAAGCAGGAGCTGATGCACGGCCTGCGCGGATCGTACATCACGCGCGAACTGCTCGTGCGGTCGCTGCCGCTCTTGCGCGAGATGGGCAACGTGGTGCAGGACGGCTCGTCGATCGAGGCGCCGGAGAGCAGCAACCCGGAGAAGAAGGACGACAGGGTGTTCGCTGCCGGCCTCGCGGTGCGCGCCTGGCACAACTGGCGCCGGTCGGAGATGCTCGCCGAGAACCTGACGTACGAGCGGGTGATGGCCGAAGAGACGGGCGCGATCACTCAGCAGGCCCGGTCGCTCAACGGCCTGGTTGCTCGCTACTTCGCGTGGCAGCAGGCGCTTGACGAAGAAGAGCAGGATTACGACAACCGCCCGCAATGGAAGACAGACAGGGGACTGGCATGACCACCGACACCGCCGACACACCGCCGACACACCGCCGACACACCGCCGACACCGCCGACACACCGGCGTTCGCCATCGCCACCGACGTGCAGTTCGCACCGCCGCCCGAGACACGCAAACCCCGGGCAAAGCGCACGCAGGCCGCTCCCAGCGCCAGCGCGCTGCCGCTCGACGAGGCGCCCCGTGACGGCACGCGCCTGTGGCTCGAAATGGCCGACGGCACCCAGATCGACGCATTCTGGTGCCGGTCGCGCCGGTTCAGCTCGAACCAGTGGACAGACGCATCGTGGTGGGCGCTGTGGGGCACCCGGACGCCGGTGGCGGACGACATTGTGGGATGGCATCATTATGACCAGTGACACGACATACACCGGCTACGAGACCGAGCCGAGCGAAGGGTACATGCAGCCCGACCGGGTGCGGGTGCATTTCCGCTGCGACCGCTGCGGGCACGAGTACAACCGGATCTACAAGGCCGTCCCGCTGAAGAACCCGCCTTGCCCGAAGCAGCAGTGCAAGGACGCGATCGCGCTCGAGCGGGTGATGGCCGGTCAGCGCAACGTCCAGGAGATCGTTGAGTCAGGCAAGGCGCCGGGCATCACCGGGCGCAACCCGATGGTGGGGATCGTCGATCAGACCGCCGCGCAGGTGATGGAAGACTACAAGCTGACCGACCTGCAGGACAACATCCGCCCGGGCGATTCGATGGCTCCGAAACTGCCGGGTAAACTCCAGACCGCTGCCGACAACTTCTTCAGCGGCGGCGCCGGCCAGACCAGCAAGCAGGCGCAGTTGATCAGTCGTCGGGCGCTGTCCGGGGCATACCGCAACATGTCGGTCGCACCGACAGAGGTATTTCCGGGCCAACGCGGATCGCCTGCCTTGCGAAAAGTCTGACATTGAGGTATCGGTGGGGACGAGCGCCGTCCCAACGCCCAAGGTTCCAGCATGTCAGACACAGGACGAATGCTCAGTGATGAAGACGTTCATGCGATCGTCGACGTTCTGGAAGAACGCATCACTGAGAAATTCTATCGCGATCTCGGAAAAGGCGTGTGGGGCTTCTTCTGGCGCGCGCTGGTCATTGTGCTGCTGGTCGTTGCAGCCTGGGGCGCCGGCCACGAAAAGATGGTCGGCTGACAGTCACTGCACCACGCCCACCTCGATCGTGTATTCCCGCCGGTCGGCCGAATGATGCACGAGGATGTCGGGTCGACCCGGCTCCGGCGTAGGCCGACACCAACAATCCTCGTACGCATGGTCGCGAAGGTCGTGCATTGGCACGGCATGCCAATGCTCGTCGACCCACTCTACGAACCACCCCATCACTTCTTGGCTTTGCCCTGTGCCTTGGCCTGCGCCTCGGCTTCGTGAGCCTTGGCTGCGGCGATCTCGCGCCGCATGATGCCGGCGATGAGCGCCTCGGGATCGGGAGCATCGGTATGCTCGACGACGTCCTCGGTGCTGGCCGCGCGGATCTTGAACAGGTCGAAGATGAGGTTCTTGGCATCGGCAGCAAACGCGGGCGACGACGAGTGCGAGTCGACCGACAGTTTCATGCTGTCATCCAGATCGGCAAGCTGGAACGGCACGCACACCAGCCCGGGCGCGGGCGGTATGATCAGCGGATTGTTCTGCACGCCCTCAAGACCGGCTTGGTCTTGAGGAACCCATGCCAGCAATTTCTGGTCGACGTGCGCCTTGCCGAGCTCCATCATCAGCGTGCCGAGCGAGGCGATGTCGCGCTCAATCAGCAGCGCGCGGTCCTTGAATCGCGGCGAGAACATGCGGACCAGCGTCTCGGCATGGCCCTGTCCGCGCACGCCGGCTTCGCCGCGACCCTTGGCGATCGGCGGCAGCCCGCCCATTTCGTCGAACATGCGCTCGAACTCGTGCAGCGAACCCCACAGATCCTGCGGGACTTGCGGCGCCTCGACCTCGATCTTGGCCTGGGGATTGTTGTCGACCCAGTAGCCGCCGGGCTTGTTGAAGCGGGCAAGCGCCTGCTGGTTCACCCCGGTCGAGCCGACAAATTTCTTCGGCGGGTCTTCCTGCAGGCGCAGCAGCTTGTTGGTGCCGTTGATGCGGCTGTTGATCGCTTCCTGCAACATCGCCACGTTGACGATCTCGCTGCGGCCCCAGAAATACTGGTCGATGCGGTTGGGCGAGAACTCCACGTACGGGTGGCGACCCACCAGGTCTTCGTGCGGTCGCAGCGTGGCCGGGTTCCACGCCAGCGCGTTGAACCGGGTGTACTTGCCCATGATCAGCATGTCGTCGCCGATCAACTGGAACGTCGCCCAGTCGGCGCGCTCGTCATCCCACACCCACAGTTCGTCCAGCCGCATGACGCTGCCTTCCATGCGGGTCGAGAACATCGGATCGGCCGAACTCATCCAGTCGACCATGCCGCGCGAGGACGAGTTGCCCTGGCCCGCCGGCTGGAACGGCTGCATGCCGCCGGTGGTCACGGTCATCCCGGCAGCCGGCCGGTCCTTCTGCGCCATATAACGCTTGGCGCGCTTGCGCAGCAGTTCCTTGTCCGGGTGGTTCCAGATCATGCGCTCGAACTGGTAGGTCGTGATCCACATCGTGTGGACGAACGCTTCCATGTCCTCGTCGAGCGCGTCATGGTTCTCGCGCAGCACACCCATGTCGTCGGGCTGCACAAGATCCGTGCAGAACGACTTGCGCTTGTAGCCGGCCTTCAGAAAAGTCTTGCCCTTGATCAACGACCAGAGCACCGCTTCGGAAATACGGGTGTCGCTGTTCGAGCTGCGCGCCGACGAACGCAGATAGTTGGCAACTGCGCGACCCTTGGCTTCTTCCAGAATGTTCGGAAGATCAGGATCCGAAACCTTGAAGCGAAGCGAGATCGGGGAATACAGAAGCGATTCCAGATCGTCCAGATACGCGAAGGTCTTGTTATATATCGCAGATTCCGTCGGGTCGTCTGCGCCGAACATGAAGTAGTTCTTGAAGTATTCGTAGCGCATGCGGCGGTCTGACTGGGAGACCAGGCACTCATCGACCAGCTCACGAACGAAGCGTTCGAGATTTCGCTTGGGTATTCTCATGCGATACTATCCTATGGTGTCGAACTCGGTTGACAGGTTTACCCATAGCATATAATTTGTCCAGTGTCTGAGGTTTGTTAGGACGCTCTCTCAGGCACTCGAACTCTCAAAGGAGATCCATCATGGCCAAGCGTGGCAAGCGGTCGCACAAGCGCAAGTAATTGCGTGTGACCTGAACCGTCCCGGGGCTGTGAAAGGTTTCGGGACGGTTCGCACTTTTATGGGATTTGAAGGCAATGATGCCACCGATGCCAGGAATGCCGACACCCCCGCCCGGTCTCGCCGGAGGCACTGGACCTGCGTCCGTGCCGACCCCGATGATGGGCGCCGCGACCCAAGGTGTCGCCGGTGTCAAGACCGCTCTTGAGCTTCTTCAGAAGGCCCTCGGCACCGTGCCGCTGGGTTCGGAACTGCACATGGCAGTCCTGAAGGCCGTGACGGATCTTTCGAAGCACATGAACGACCTCCCCAGCCAGCCTGGGTCGCAGGAAGTCATTCAGCAACTCGCACAGCTTGCCCGTCAGGCGCAGGCTGGCGGCGCCAACCCACTCGCCGGCATGATGCCGGGCGCTGGCGGTCCTCCGCATGGTGGTCCTCCGATGGGTGCTGGCGGACCACCGATGCCACCCCCAATGCCATCACCACAAGGAGCAATGTAATGGCTCGTTTCCCCAAGCCTTACGTGAATGAAGTGCCGGAGACCGATCGTCATCCGGGGATCGTTCGCGTCGATCTGAAGAACATGGACATCGGCGCCCGCAAGTCGGGTATGCCGTCGGCTGGGTCGACCGGTCCCGACAAGATCGACCACGTCGGCAAAGACGCCATCGGCGGCCGTTGAGGACAAGGAGATGTTCCCGGACATCACCGTGCCTGAAGACCACGTCAACCCGCTCGTCCAGCCGCTCAAGGCGGAACTGGACGAGTACAAGAGCGAACTCGCCAAGATGCGCGAAGAAGCTGCTGCAGAACGCAAGGCTCGTGAAGAAGCCGAGCAGACTCGCACGTTTCATCAGCGCATCGAGCAGGCTCGCAAGAACTTCCCTTCGCTGACGGAAGACGGGTACAATCGTGCCCTCGACCGCATGAAGGAAACGGGCAACTACGGTGACCCCGAAGCCGCGATGGCCTGGGTTGCGCGTCAAGAGACGCCTGCGACCTCGCCGACCAAGGCCGACTGGTTGCCGAAGAAGCTCGATCTGTTCGGTCACCACAACGAACGCCAGGAAGAGTCGTATCGGCTCCTCCACCAGAACCCCGATGCGTATATGGACTCGGAACTGGCGAAATTCGTCGCCAATCCCGAAGCCTAT